AAGGCAACAATAGTGTTCCAGAAAAATTGGAACAGCAAAAAGAGAATAGTGGTGAATCAGGGGTCAACAAGGAGTTCTAAAACATACTCTATTGCTCAGTTATTTGTTCTTAGAGCCTATCAAGAACGAAAAGGAGTATTTACAATATGTAGAAAAACACTACCAGCATTAAAAGCAACAGCATTTAGAGACTATATTAATGTATTGGAATCATTAAAACTTTTCAATCCTAATAATCTAAATAAGTCAGAATTAATCTACAGAATAGGAAACGCACAAACAGAGTTTATCAGTATAGATGAGCCACAAAAAATTAGAGGCAGAAAGAGAAAAGACTTATGGATTAACGAGGCTAATGAATTAACCTACGATGACTTCAAACAATTAGCATTAAGAACAACAGGGCAAATCTTTATGGACTACAATCCTTCTGATGAATTCCACTGGATATACGATAAAATACTACCACGAGAAGATTGCGAGTTTATACACTCTACATACTTAGACAATCCTTTCTTAGATGCAGAAACTATCAAAGAGATTGAAATAATGAAAGATGAAGATGAAAATTACTGGAGGATATTTGGATTAGGAGAAAGAGGTATCTCAACAGAAAAGATTTATTCTAACTGGGACTTAGTAGATAAGATGCCTGATGGAGTAGATATCGTATACGGATTAGATTTTGGATATAATAATGAATCGGCTCTTGTTAAAGTAGGTATTAAAGAGAAGGACCTATACCTTGAAGAATTGATTTACCAGAAATATCTAACTAACTCAGACCTCATAGAAAAAATAAAACAACTACAAATAAAAGGATTGATATACGCAGATTCGGCAGAACCTCAAAGAATAAGAGAAATGATACGAGAAGGTATAGCGGTAAGACCAGCAATAAAAGATGTAAAAAATGGAATTGATTTTATAAAGACATTCAAAATACACATATTAAAACAATCAGTGAACCTACAGAAAGAAATAAGAAGTTATTCTTGGAAAACAGACAGAGATGGTAGAGTTTTAGATGAACCTGTTAAAATAGGAGACCATTTGTTAGACAGCACAAGATACGCAGTTTATACCTATCTCAAAAAGCCAGCTCCTTCTATTACTTGGGTAGGATAGAACTTGACAGGAGTTTTCTTAGTTAGTAAAATACATTCAGATGGACATACTGAAACCATTTAGAAAATTATTTCAGAAAGAGATTAGACCAATAACGGGCGGGTCTTTCGGTTTTGTTAAAGGATTGACAGGAGAAAGTTGGAGCGATGCTAAGAACATTAGCGCCTACGGAAAATCTCTCTATGTCTATGCTTGTGTTAGCAAGATAGCAGAGAAAGTAGCAAGCATAGATTTCAAATTAAACAAGATTATAAACTCAGATGGGGATGTAGAAGAAGTAAAGTCGCACGAGATATTAGATTTACTCTACAGATGGAATCCATACTTTACTAAAGAGGAAGCAATAGAGATTGACACCATTAACAGAAAGTTAACTGGTGATTCTTTCATATACAAAGTAAGAAACAACGCAGGACAAGTAGTAGAACTATGGAATATCAGACCTGATAGAGTTAACATAGTTAGCAGTAGAGAAGAATACATTTCTCATTACGAGATTATAAACAACGATGGGACGAGAGAAAAGATAGACCCATCAAATATAATTCACATAAAAGCTCCTTCACCGCTAAACGAGTATTTCGGTATCTCACCATTATCAGCGGCAGGAAATAGAGTTCAAGTAGAAGGATACGCAATAGAGAATCAAAGAGATTTATTTCTTAATAGTGCGAGACCAGATGGAGTTCTAACAACAGAAGAACCTTTAACTCCAGAACAAAGAGAACAACTTGGAGATGATTTCAACAAGAGACACAAAGGAGTAGGAAAGAATAGTAAATTAGCAGTATTGGATTCAGGATTAAAATATCAGCAAGTTAGTCTATCCCCACGAGAGATGGATTTCATAGAATCATTGAAAGCGACAAGAGATGATATTCTAACAGCATTCAAAGTGCCTAAGCCAATCGTAGCAGTTACTGATGATGTCAACCTGGCGAATTCTAAAACCGCACAAGAGATATTCTTATCGGAGACCATCGTCCCAGAGATGAATAAATTAGTTAACAAACTAAACGAGGCGTTGATTATTCCAGAGTGGGGAGAAGAATACTTTCTAACATTTGAAGACCCAGTTCCTATTAGCAGAGAAGCAAGATTAGCAGAGTTTACAGCAGGTTGCGATAAATGGATATCAAGAAATGAAATAAGACAAATCTTAGGGATGGAAGCAATACCTGGTGGAGATGTATTATACACTCAGATTGCCAATGTTCCTATTGAAGGAGGAGCAAACGCAAGAGAATCAAAGGCATATAAGAATCTAAGAGGTAGAAGAACTGCTAAAATAAAGTTATCAATGAAACAAACGATTGAAAAGCAAAAAGAACAATTCAAAAAAGATGCCAAAGAGATTTCAGAATCATCGCTATTCAAAGATAAAGAAAAAAGATTAGAATATCATAGATACTACAATAAGATGATAGACAATCAGGTAGACAAACTAAAAAGAGCAATGATTGCTAAAAAGAACGAGCAGAAAGATGAGATACTAAAAGCACTAAAGAGAAAGAAGCCAAAAACAAAAGCTGATATTAAAAAGATATTCAATTTAGAAAAACAAGTTAAAGATTTCAAAGATTGGGCATTGCCTCATTTCTACGGCATATTCAAACAATCAGGAGAAGACGCAATGAGATTGATATCAATGGAACCTTTCACGATAGATAAAGCAATAAACCCTAATACTAAGCAAAAGATTGCGAAGTTATTAGAGAAAAGAGCATTATTCTTTGCTAAGTCAGTAAATGATACAACATTGTCTGCATTAGTTGATACATTATCAGAAGGAATAACAACAGGAGAATCAATTAAAGATTTATCAAAAAGAGTCAACAATACATACTTAGATTTTAATAAATACAGAGCAGAAAGAATAGCAAGGACAGAAACAAACGCAGTAGTTAATGAAGCCAATCTTGAAGCATACAGGCAAGCCGATGCAGAAGGTAAGGAATGGATAGCGACATTAGATTCTCGCGTCCGTGATGCCCATCTACTTATGGATGGCGAAATTGTCCCTGTAGATGAACCTTTCAGTAATGGTCTTATGTCACCAAACGAACCTAACTGTAGGTGTGCGATAGCACCAATATTCAAAATAATAAGATAATGAAATGGATTTAGTAATATTATACAAAAAAAGTCCTTCTACTTGTGAAGATGAAATAAGATTTACAATTAGGAGTATGGAGAAGAATGTCCAGTTTGACCAACTGATAGTAATAGGCGATAGACCATCTTTTCTAAATGCTAATGCGATTTACATAAACTTAACACTGCAGAATGACGGGATAAAGAGAGATTACCAATTCAAGCACATTGATATGTTAGCTAAAGCAAAAGCGATTATAGCAGATGATAGAATATCAGATAACTTCATATGGAGCAACGATGACTTCATAATACTACAACCGCAAGATAGAATACCCTACTACTACAACAGAACATTAGAAGAATGGCACGACGCAAAAAATAACAACTGGGAGATGGCAGGAGGATTCAAAAGTAATACTTGGATTAAATACATCAATGAAGTTTATGAGGTATTCCCAGAAGGCAAGTGGTATGAAGTTCATTACCCTATTGTATTCAACAAGAAAAAGTTAGATAATGTAATCAAGAAGTATAAGTTAAAACATTTAGGAACAATTAGAAGTTTCTATTGTAATAATTATAAAACAATAAAAGGAGAGCAAATAGAGCGGGATTATAAGATTTATAGCGTAGATGATTATAAGAGATACAAAAATGCTCCATTCATTTCAACGACGAATGCGATGGGCAGATTTGAACCTTTAATTCAGTTCTTAGCGGCGAAGTTCCCCCAAAAAAGCTCCTATGAAAAATAAAAATATGACAGACACAAAAAGAAAAATGTATATCAAGGTCTTTAATTGCGAGACCAAAGACATAGATAGAGAAAAAGGAATAATGAAAGCGGTTATCTCTTCAGGACAGCCAGATAGAGGCGGTGATATTGTGGACCAGAAATCTTGGAAGATTGATAACTATCTTAGAAACCCAGTTGTATTATGGGCACACGACCATTCAAGACCATCAGTAGCAAAAACATTAGACCTTTTCATTAACGAAGATGGAATGCTTGAAGCGATATTTCAGTTTGCCTTAGAGCATTCAGTATTAGCAAGAGAATTGTTTGGATTATACGCAGATGGATTTCTTAATTCATTCTCAGTAGGATTTACGAACGGAAGGTCAGAAGAAAAAGATGGCTACAGAGTTTTATACGATAATGAGTTGTTAGAGTTTTCTTGCGTCAATGTTCCTATGGATGCATTAGCATTAGCAAAGAGCAATGGTTCAGTAGTAGATGAGATAGAGAAAACAATGAGAGAGAACGGAGAACTATCAGAGAAAAGTAGAGAACTAATTCAAAAAGCGAAAGATTCTTTAGAAGCATTACTTGAAGCTGATTCAGGAAAGAAAACAAAAAAGAAAGTTCATAAATTACAATATAACAGAATTGTTAATAAAGCGATAAGAGAACTGATAAGAGCAAAAAATGTCAAAAGTTAATTTCTCGCTGATGATACACCCTTCAAGGAGAAAATATCTTCCTTATCTGGAGAGCAAAATACCAAATATCAGAGTTAACTGGGATGAAGGCAAAGGAGTATGGGATACAGCGAGGAGGGCTTGGTTATCATATAACCCTAACAAAGAGTTTCAATGTGTTATTCAAGATGATGTTATACTATGCAATGATTTTGTAAACAAGGTAGAGAAGTTGGTAGAAATAGGAGACAAATATGTATATGGTCTTTTTATAAGAAACAAAAGGCAGAAAGGATTAGATTGGGAGCAAGGATTCAAAGATGGTTATATTGTCTGGTGGAAATTAGGATGGGCATTAGGAGTAGTAGTTCCTACAAAGTTAGTTGAAGATATGGTTGCTTTCTGCGATAAGATGACAGACCCGAAATATACCAACAGAGATGATGAAAGAATGAAAGAGTATTTCAAGAGCATAGGCAAAAAGATATACTATCCACTTCCTTGCTTTGTAGAGCATAGAGATGAAGAAGATAGTTTAATAGGATTGGGACATAATAGGGGTAGAAAAGCAGTTAAGTTTTTAGGAGAATGAAATTAGGAGCATTAACATACAGAACAAGAAATCTTGGAGATGATGTTCAGACGATATCAGCGATGCAATACTTAGAGCCCGAGGTGTTCATTGACAGAGATAAAATAGCGACAGAAGAAAGAGAGATTAAACTAATTGGAAACGGATATTGGGATATGAGAAGCTTCCCGCCCAAGAGTAATATACAGATGCTCCCAATATCAATGCACATCCCGCTATATGAATTAGAAAAGAAAGACATTGATTGGTTTAAGAGAAATGAGCCAATAGGTTGTAGAGATTTACACACAGAACGATTACTGAAGTCATATGGTGTAGAAGCATACTTTTCAGGATGCCTAACGCTCACTTTACCGAAGTATGATGGCAAAAGAGAAGATTATATCGTAGTTGTTGGTAAATTGCCTAAGAGCTGGTATAATGACATAAGAGGAGAAAATATAATTGATGTCAGACAATATATTACAGATGAAAAACTGATAAATAATCCAGAAGCAAGGATAAAACAAGCAAGAAAAAACCTTGAGATTTATAAGAAAGCAAAGTTGGTTCTAACAAGTAGAATACATACAGCATTCCCGTGTATAGCAATAGGAACACCAGTAGCACTTGATATCACAAGAG